GCGCGGGATAGAGGGAAGCTGGCTGGATCCGGACGAGGCGCACTTCTTCTGGAACGGCACGTTTTCGAGCGAACAGCTCAAAGCGATCCGGCGCGGCGGCGGCGATAACGGGCTGGCGGAACTGGCGCGGTGCGTGGCGACGGGCGACGGCGGCGTGGTGGACCGATATCTGCGGGTGGACCAGAATTACTACCTTCCGGACGACATCCTGTACAAGACGGACCGCATGAGCATGGCGCATTCGCTGGAGGTGCGGCCGCCGATGCTGGACCACCGGATCGTGGAGTTCGCGGCGCGATTGCCGGCGCGGTTGAAGATTCGCGATTGGCGGCAAAAGTACGTACTGAAGGAACTGATGCGCGGGAAGCTGCCGGAGCGGGTGCTCAACCGGAAGAAAGCCGGGTTCGACATACCGACGCACGACTGGTTCCGGCGGCCGCTGCGGCGGCTGCTGATGGACACGCTGACGCCGGAAGCGGTCAAGGCGAGCGGCATTTTCCACGAGCGGGCGATTGAGGCGCTGATCCGCGACCACATGGAGAGGCGCATCAATGTGGGATACCATCTGTGGGGCCTGCTGACGCTGTTCCTCTGGATGAAGCGATGGAAGGTGGAGCCGCAGCGGGCGACGGTGGCAGAGACTGCGCTGGCTGGCGAGTAAGCGGCACGCCGGCGTTCCAATTCTTCTTCACCAATCCAAGAAAAAGTTTCTTTCGTGAGTTTTCAATAAGTTGAGAAGTAATTCGGGGCGGGTGCGCGAGCGCCCCGATGATACATTCAAGTCGGAAAGAGGGTTACGCGGCTTCGCGAGTCAATCGCGGAGCCGATTTTTTTTAGGCAGACCATGGCTGGCAAGGCAAAGAAAAGTGCTAAAACGATTTCCAAGCCTTGCGAGGATTGCACCTATTATCAGGAGATCACGCAGAAGCTCAAGGTTTCGGAAGTGCTCGCGAGGGCCATCGCCAAATTCGAGGAGAGGATCCGCGAGGCCGATTTCAGCCCATCGGTGGGGGATTACATCAAGCTCGTACAGATGAAAAAGGAGTTAGAGGAGGCGACCGACGAGGCGAAGGAGATCAAAGTGACATGGGTCGAGCCAGTGACGTCCGACTCCGAGAAATAGCCTATGACCCACTGCCCTCTCAGAAATCCTTTCACGAACTGACAGCGCGTTTTAAGGGATTCTCGGGGCCGATCGGGAGCGGCAAGAGCCAGGCGCTTTGCCAGGAAGCGATCCGGCTGAGTTACTTGAATCCGAGGCGGATGGGACTGCTAGGGGCGCCGACCTACCAGATGTTACGAGACGCGACGCAATCGACGCTGTTCGAGATACTAGACGGCAACCGAATTCCGTACGAGCACAACAAAGCGGAGAACACGCTGCGGATGAGGGACACGGGATCGCGGATCGTGTTCCGGCCGGTGGATGAGTTCGAACGGCTGCGCGGGACGAACCTGGCGTGGTACGGGCTGGATGAACTGACCTACACACCGGAGGCGGCGTGGCTGCGGCTGGAGGGCAGGTTGCGGGACCCGAAGGCGCAGCGGCTGTGCGGCTTCGCGGTGTGGACGCCGAAAGGTTACGACTGGGTGTACCGGAAATTCGTGGAGGAGCCCAGCAAGGGGTACCAGGTCGTGGTGGCGCAACCCTACGAAAACCGGTACCTGCTGGCGAGGGTGCCCGATTTCTACGACCGGCTGCAGGAAAGCTACGACGAGCGGTTCTTCCGGCAGGAAGTGCTGGGCACATACCTGAGCCTGAGCGGAAGCACGGTCTACAGCTCGTTTACGCGGCCTGAAAACGTGAAAGACATGGGTCCCGACCAGAGGCTGCCGCTGCTGTGGGCTCTGGACTTCAACGTGGACCCGATGAGCTCGCTGGTGGCGCAAATCGTCGGTGGCAAGGTGCTGGTGCTGGATGAAATCGTGGTGCGGAACGGGACGACGATGGAAGCCTGCGAAGAATTCCTGAAGCGGTATCCGGAGCATTGGGCGGGCGTTCACATATATGGAGACGCGTCGGGAAACCAGCGGCAAACGACGGGGGCGTCGGACTACGAAATGATCCGCGAGTACTTTCAGGCGCACTCAGGAATGACGCTGCAGTACCACGTTCCGAGGGCGAACCCGAGCGTGCGGGAGCGGATCAACTTGACGAATGCGAAGCTGCGATCGGCGACGGGAGAAGTCGGGCTGCTGGTGGACCCGAAGTGCAAGGAGCTGATCAAAGATCTGGAGCAGGTGACTTACAAGGCGGATTCGAATGCGATCGACAAAGAACGGGACCGAATGAGGACACACTTATCGGACGCGTTGGGATACCTGTTGTGGCAGGAATGCAGAACGCTTCCCAAAATCGGGGAGCGGCAGGAGCGGTTGTTCTAATCATGCAGACAATCAACCGGGAGCATCCGGAATACATCGCGCGGAAGGCGACGTGGAGACGCTACAAGGACCTGTACCTGGGCGGCGAACAGTTGCGGGCGCGCGCCGCGGAGTACCTGCTGCGGCGGCATAAAGAGCCGGGCGAGGTTTACCAGGAGAGGCTGAACCGGGTGTTTTATCAGAACTACATCGGCTCGATCGTGGACTGGTACGCGGCGACGCTGATGCATCGCGAGCCGGCGCTGATGCTGGAAGGAACCGACGCCGGTGCGAAGAGCTTCTACAGCCTGCTGGCGAACGATTGCGACCTGAAGGGCACCAGCCTGAGCGAGTTTTTCCGCAAACGATTCGTGGAAGCGCTGGTATGCGGCTCGAGCTACCTGGTGGTGGACTTTCCACGCACGACGGGGCCGGCGCTGACGCGGGCGGAAGAAGACGCCGCGGGGACATCGCGGGCATACCTAGTGGACTACGGCGCGGACGAAGTCATCAACTGGAATTACGACCCGAACGGGGGGATGGACTGGGCGGTGATCCGGACGTCGTGTCTACAGCAATCCAAAGTGACGGACGCAAAGTGGGAAGAGGAGACGCGCTGGATCTACTACGACCGGGAGAGTTTTCAAGTTTACCGGAAGGCGGGCGAGGGGAAACCGATCGAGAAAATCGACGAGGGGCTGCATGCGCTGGCTTCGCTGGGCCGGGTGCCGCTATTCCGGATGCGGGTGACGGAGGGGCTGTGGCTGATGAACCGAGCCGCGCTGCTGCAACTGGAACATTTCAACAAGTCGAATGCGCTGGGGTGGGCGCTGACGATGGGGCTGTTCGCGATGCCGGTAGTCTACTCGGAACGGGAGTGGAACCAGATTGTGGGCGAATCCTACTACATCCAACTCGGGCCGGAGGACAAGTTTGGGTGGACGGAGCCGGAAGGGAAGGTTTACCAGATCGCGGCGGACAACCTGGTGCAAATGAAGGATGAGATCTACCGGGTGTGCTACCTGAACAACCAGGCCATGGGTGGGGCATCGAGCTCGGCCAACCAGTCGGCGCTGGGCAAACAACTGGACTTCGCGACCACCGCCGAAGTGCTCGGCGCGTATGGAACAACGGTGCGGGAGAGCATGAAGCAGGTGCTGTGGGCGATTGCGGAGGCGCGGCAGGACGAAGTCGCGATCGACGTTGCGGGAATGGACGAATTCGACATCAACGATTTCAGCACGGAGTTGGACGATGCGCAAAAGCTGCTGAACCTGGGTATCCACTCGCCCACGCTGACCAAGCAGATCTACAAGCGGCTGGCGAACCAATACCTGGCGGACGCGCGGCAGGAAGTGAAAAGCCAGGTCGCGGAAGAGATCGAAGAGGCGGCGGAATAGGATGGCGGAAGACGCTGGCGGTCTTCTTGGGCCGGGCGAGGATGGCGGCCCAAGAGCAATTGGCGAGGGAGTTCGCGGAGAGGGGTGTATGGAAGGAATCGACGTTCAAGCGGTCGTGCGGCAGGCGATCCAGGAATATGTAAACAACGAACAGGCCAAGGCCGAGCCGGCGCACAAGGCGGAGTTGCAGGAAGAGCGACGGCGGCGGGAACAACTGGAGCGCCGCGTCAACGAGCTGGTGGAGGAGAACAAGCGCAGCCGTTTGGTGGCGGAGGAGGCGGAGCGCGCGTCGGCGGTGCGGGCGGAACTGCAGCGCCTGGGAGTGGCGAAGGTGGAGCTGGCCTTCAAGGCGGTGCAGGACGAGATCGTGCGGAGCGAGGACGGGCGGCTGGTGGCGCGGGGCGAGAGCGGCGAGATGCCGGTTCGCGAGTATCTGGCGGCGTTCGTGAAAGAGAATCCGGAGTTTCTGCCGGCGCGCATTCCCGGGGGAAGCGGAATGGCAGGGATGCTGAAGAGCCCGGCGGGCGGAGGCGAGGCGGTAACGATCGACCGAATCCGGCCGGGCATGAGCGCGGAAGACATGCGGCGGGTACGAGAAGAAATCGTGCGCGTGGCGTCGCAGACCTTAAAGGGTCTGTAGTGATAACCCGGCCAGCAAGGCCGGCAAGTACAAACCAAGGAGAAAGAATGGGAGCAATTACAACAACTAACGTCGCAAGCGCGATTGTGAAGCTGGTGGCGGCGGACGCTTTGCCGGTGCTGGTAGGGAACCTGGTGATGGGCAACCTGGTCAATCGCGATTACGAACCAGTGCTGGCAAATGCCGGCGATACGGTGAACGTGCTGATGCCGCCGACGTTGGTGGCCAACAACATCGCGGATGGCGGCACCGTGACGCCGCAGACTCCGAGCCTGACCAACGCGTCGATTGTGCTCAACACGCACGCGGAAGCGACTTTCCAGATTCCGGACGTGACGAAAGTGCTGGCGGTGCCGGATCTGCTGAAGATCTACATGCAGCCGGCAGTGGCGGCGATCGCGCAGAGCATCGAAACCAGCCTGCTGAGCCTGTACGCGGGTTTCACGACTAACACGGCGGTAGGAACAGCGGGCACGGCGCTGACGGAAGCCACGGTGGACGCAGCGGAAACAGCTCTGTTCCTGGCCAA